GGAGTGAAATACTAAAAAACAAAAGAAGAGGGGCAACCGTATCCGCGCCGCCAGAGTCGAACAACACATGAGCCAAGACGCATTAGCGTTCGAGGCGGATTTAAGCCTTAGCACAATGAGCGACATCGAACTCGGCAAGTCTAACCTTCGCGTCGTTACTTTAATAAAAATTATCGAAGCGTTAAAGATTTCCGCAGATACAATCCTGCGCCCGGATGTGCCGAATGTGAACGGGATTTACCAATCGGAGTTTAGCGACCTGCTGTCCGATTGCTCTCCCGCCGAGATGGAATCTATTATAAGACTCGTTTCCGACGTCAAAAAAACTTTCCACTCAAACAAACTATAACCCACACAACATCACTTAATCAGGTTGCCGAATCGCCATTACTCGGCATCTTTTTTTATTTTTCTTATGTTTTTATAAACCGACGGTCAACGACTTGACTGCCGGTTTATTTCTTTTTACGCGAAAAGACATTATAATTGATTGCGGAACAACAAGCATAGGGAGAGACTATGGAAGAATTAAATGTATTCGATAAACTCACGGCTATCGCAACGCCGACACAACTTACTTTGTTCGGCGACTCCGATCGTTCAAGAGCAATCGCTGAACATAAAGCATGGCTGCAAAGCATCCGACACGAACGCCCGAATACCGAATCGAACTATAAAATAGGTATTTATATTCGCTATTTTAATCAGACAAAATACGAAGATTATCTCTCATATCACAAAAAACAGTTTAACGACACCATCGCCCTTTGCCCGAAATGGGAACTTGTCGATTTTTATATAGATGAGGGTGCGACAGCTCCGCATATGGAATCTGCCAAAGAATGGAGCCGATTATTGCAAGATTGCATGAACGGCAAAGTCAATCTTATTATCACTCAAAAAATCGGTAACGTTTCGAGAGATATGCAAGAACTGACGATATGTTCGCGACTACTTGCCACACAAAATCCGCCTATCGGTATTTATTTTATATCGGAAGACATTTTTACTTTAGCCTCTTACTATACACGCGATTTGAGGGACACAAAATTCTTCCCTTCCGAGGATTGGAAGATACTTCCCGACGAAGAGCCAAAAGGACTGATTACAGATGATTGATATTGAAAAACGCGAACAAAAGGAACAGGAGAAAAAGAAAACTCGGCAAAGGATGCAAGTTAAAGTCGATCCGAATAACTACGAGTTTATTCCTGCCCAAAAAGAAACCGACTATTATGACAATGACGTCAATCAAAGAGTCGGAATCTACGTCCGCGTTTCCACCGACGACGTAAGGCAAACCACATCATTTGAATTACAAAAGAAATATTATGAGGATTTCGTTACAAAACACCCCAATTGGACGCTCGTTAAAATTTATGCCGATGAGGGCATCAGCGGCACCTCTCTCGACCACCGCGTCGGATTCAATGAAATGATTTCCGACGCAAAAAGCGGTAAACTCGATATGATTATTACAAAAAGCGTATCCCGTTTTGCCCGTAACGTTCTTATATGTATCGGCATGGTAAGAGACTTGGCTGCATTACACCACCCCGTCGGTGTATTCTTTGAATCGGAAGCCATATTTTCGCTGAACGACGATTCTCAAATGGCTTTATCTTTTTTAGCCACGATGGCAGAAGAAGAATCTCACACGCGTAGCAGAAGCATGGAAACATCACTTCGGATGCGACTCGATAACGGTATTCCCCTCACCCCTAAACTATTGGGTTACTCTCATGACGAAGACGGGCAACTCATTATCAATCCTACCGAAGCGCCGACTGTTAAATTATGCTTTTATATGTATCTCTACGGCTATTCGACTCAACAAATCGCCGATACTCTTATCGCTCTCGGTCGCAAATCTTACCTCGGGAATATCTGCTGGACGGCAAGCTCTATCGTTCAGATCTTACGAAACGAAAGACATTGCGGCGACGTTCTCACAAGAAAAACCTATACACCCGACTTTCATACCCATAAAGCAAAGAAAAACTATGGCAAAAAACCGCAAAGTTTATATAAAAACCATCACGAAGCAATCGTCTCCCGCGATGATTTTATTGCCGTTCAACATATGCTTGACAATGCAAAATACGGCAACAAATCTTTTTTACCCGAACTGAAAGTAATTTCATCTGGCATACTAAAAGGTTTTGTCATAATAAATCCGCGCTGGGCGGCATTCAAAGAAATAGACTATCTTCAAGCCGCTCAAAGCATTTACGAACAACTTGCGGAAACCGATACCGAACAACCGACTCTTGTTGACGATAACCCGAAAGAAGTTCAGATAGAAGTCGCCGCCGGGGATTTCGACCTACGGGATTTTGAAATTACCCGTTCCGAATTTTTCGATTCGGTAAAACAACCTTACGTTGTTTTTGCAAATAAAAAAATTAAATTCGGTGCTACGATTACGAAGAAGTTCGCTGATAAAAATTACATTGAATTACTCGTAAATCCTAAAGAACGAAAATTCGCCATACGCCAAACGGATAAAACAAATCGGCAAAGCGTATGCTGTTCAAAATTATCCATAGGTCAACATCTTCCGCGAGAAATCCCGGCTTCCGCTTTTTTCAACACGCTATACGATCTGTTCGGGTGGAACACCGATTATAAATACCGCATTATCGGCTCTTTACTTGAAAAAAACAATGAAATTGCCTATGTTTTCAACATAGATAACTCTGAAGCCTTTTTCAAACCGTATATCTTGCCGAAGGAACAAGACGAAAACGCAAAAATCCAGCATCTCACCCCTTCGGGAAAATGCATACGTGCAATTCCACAGGAATGGACAAACAGTTTCGGCAAACAATACTATATTCACGAACAATCGATTGCCGCGTTAGCCGAACAAAGCGAAAAAGATTGGAAATTACGCATAGACGGTCAGCTTTGCGATACGGGTAACAACCTGAACGTAACCGGTTTCGACGAATTACGGACTTATATCAATCAAGAAATAAGCAGCATCACCACACAGGAGTAACAAATGAGCGATACGAATACATTGAACGATTTATTGCCCGACTCATTAAATCAAGAAGAACAACCCAACACACAACAACCGTCCCTTGCCAAAGACGATGAAATATTAGATATGAGCGGCGGCTTCGATTTTGACAACTATCAGGTCGTCAGACGAGAATTTTTTGCACATATAAAAGAACCGTCCGTAACCTTCAACGAGTGCAAATTATACGTCAACGCCGCATGTCTCTCTAAATTTCCGAATGCGTCTTACGCTCAGGTCCTGATAAACCAAAAAAAGAAAATTCTTGCCCTGCGCCCTTGCGAAGAAGGCGCAAGAGATTCTTTTATGTGGTGCAATTCTTCTAACAGTAAAAGGAAGGCAAAGTCTATCACATGCAAACTGTTTTTTGCAAAACTTGTGTCGCTTATGGATTGGAATCCGAATTACAGATATAAACTGTTGGGTAAACTTATTCACGCGAACGGCGAATACCTCATCGCGTTTGATTTAACCTCAACCGAAATTTATCGAAAAGCAAAAGTCGGCGAAGATAAAATGAAGGTTTCCCGAACGCCGGTTTACCCGTCCGATTGGCAAAACCAATTCGGTTTACCGTTTAACGAACATAAACAGTCCTTACAAATCAATATTTTCGACGGTTATGCGATTTATTCTATAAAAGAAACCGGACAAGATAACCACTCAGAGGTATCAAATGGCAACCGAACAACAGAATAATGTACTCCTTACAATCGATCCGAGAAAAAGCAGAATACGTTTACACAAAACTACCCTTCACGCTCTCGGCGATCCCAAATTCATCCAATTCCTTATAAGTCAAAAACAGCGAAATTTCGCGATACGCGCCGTAGATAAAGAATTTACCGACGCGCAACCGCTTAAGGTAAATACAAAAAATCTCTCCCCCGACGATTCATACGAAGTGTTTTCCACAATGCTTGTCAATAAGTTATGCGACGTTTTGGGCATAGTCAATATGAAAAGTTCCTACAGGCTCTCAGGTTGCATTATTCCGGAACAAAACATGGCTCTATTCTCGTTTTCGTCCTTAAGAAAAATAGACTTAAAGGAAGATTGCAATGGATAAGCTCCCTATACTCAAAATAGATCCTGAATTTAAAGACCTGATACGACCTTTAAGGCGTAAAGAATACTTGCAATTAGAAGAAAATATCCTTGACGAAGGCTGCCGAGATCCGATAATTATCTGGAACGACTATATAATCGACGGGCATAACCGCTATTCGATATGCACTAAATACTCAATTCCTTTCAATACCGTATCAAAAGATTTTTCCTCGCGTGAAGAAGTTATCGTTTGGATATGTAAAAATCAACTCGGCAGACGAAATATTACGGAAGAAACGCGAAAATACCTAATCGGGCGGCAATACGAATCCGAAAAAATCATCGACAGCAAAAAGAACATACACGGTAAAAATCAACACTCGTTACAATCTAAACAAGACGAAACCGACGAGGATTATATTATTGATTCCGAACCCGAACAGTCAATACAACGTTCAAAAAACAAAACTGCACATATTATAGGAGCCGAAAATAATATCACCCATGCAACCGTCCAAAAATACGCTTATTTTTCTCGCGCTCTTGACCATATTGCGGAGCAATGCCCGGAGTTAAAAACAAAAATTCTATCCGGTAGATATAAAATCTCACACAAAAACGTCCTTGCACTCGAACAATTAAGCCCGAAGGAACTAACGCAACTTAATGTTCGCTTAGACCGCGGAAATCATCCGTTCGTGCAATATTGCACCACCCGCTCGATCATCGAGAACGAGCCTAAAGAAGAAACCAAGCCGCATCAGCCGTCTGTAAAAGATATGCCGGAGCATAATCCGGACGCCCCTGTCATTCAACTTTGCCTTACCGTTCCGTCATGGATTACTTCCATACAAAAAGCCACGGAGTCTGCCACCATCGCAAACGCATCAGACAAAGCGAAGCAGCAACTACTCGAAATTTTAGACAAGCTGAAAGCGGCTATTGATACCGTTACCGATCTTATTAAGGAGGATTAAACATGCCCGATTACAGTGAATTCGTTCCGAACGTTCACTTTGAACAAATTCCTATTAAAGACCTTGTATCAAATCAGGATTATCAAAGAAATCTATCCCTCGGGCATATAAACCGTGCCGCAGAAAATTTTGACTTATATCAAATCAATCCCGTAAAAGTCAGCCGTCGCGACGGCGTAAATTACGTTTTTAATGGTCAGCACACTATAGAAATCGTAGCCTTGGTATCCGGTTCGCGTGAAACTCCCGTTTGGTGCATGATTTACGACGACTTATCCTATACCGCCGAAGCAAATATCTTTGCAAACCAGCAAAAATTTGTAAAGCCGCTCCAACCTTATGAAGTGTTCAATGCCAACGTCGAAGCCGGAAACGACACCCAGCTTATTATTAAAAGTTTAGTAGAATCATACGGCTTAACAATAGGAAACAAGAAAGGTCCGGGGATTATTTGCGCCGTATCGACATTGGAAAATATATATACGAATTACGGAATGCAAACATTAAATCGAACCTTACGCTTGATTATAGGCGCATGGGAAGGCGACCTTCATTCTTTTTCTGCAAACATTCTTAACGCCGTCGCAAAACTTGTTTCCATCTTCGGCGACGGTCTTAACGATGATATTTTTAAGGAAAAACTCGGAGCCGTTTCAGTAAAACAACTCACCCGCGTCGCAAAAGAACGAAAGTCTGGTTGCATGGGGTTTGCCGAAACCATGATTATAGAATACAACGGCAAGAAAAAGTCTCGCGCCAACCGTCTGTCTATGGGCAGACTTTATTCTAAAGGTTACTCGGGCGACATCGGCGAAGATGACGAAGATGATTCTTTACAAGATGAATCCGAGTCCGAATACTCTGTCATTGAGTAGAAAGAGGCTTGCCCTAAATTATTGGGCAAACCTCTTTTTCGCTAAACAACTCTTATCTATACCCGTTTTTCCTGCACACTTCTGCTACCGACTCGGCAAACAGCGATCTTGAATGCTTCTCCGGATTATCATTAACATTCTTTTTGTATATATAATAATCCAATAACTCCCCCCAAAGGTTATTACTCTTTAGCCATGAAATTTTAGAAGGTAAAAGTTCAAATCCTCCCCCTCTATATTCCCATGTGTAATTCTGCTTGTCCTTGTTAAATCTAATGTATTGCTGCCTACCGTCATTACAATCGTAAACTATCGCAATATCACAACTATGTATTATTTTAGATTGCAAAACACTTTTCTTTTTTATAGTCAAAACGCTCGTCGAATCCTCACAATAATCGTAACCATACTCTCGCACAAATCTATTAAATGCTTCACGAATAGATGTCCTGATCTCTTTAGGCGAATACTGCTCGTCATCATCATTCACAACGATATTAACATCAAAATCAAAGCCTACATTAGATTTTCTATCGTATGTAATCATGTTACGGCTCGAACTACCCACAAAATAATATTGAAAAGTAAAGTCGTCCCTAACATAATCTTGCACCCGATGTATTAGATCTATCAATTCAGCTTTAATCGGTGCCGCTTCCCTCTTTGACACATAACAAAAATCATGCATAAAACATCTCCTCTTATCCCATACCTGCCAAATAGCGGTTATTCCGCTAAATCGTATTATTATATCCGATAAAATATATTATGTCAATGGTTTTATGCCGCCAAAACGCGCTTTTTTCTAAAAATATGCTTATTTATTCTAACCCGGTCGAATTCGACCAGTTTAACCGTTTCGATTTCGATACGGTTACAAAGCCTCTTCAAGCAACATGCCGTTCTTTAATTCTATAACGATTGTATGGTCTTTTTTTATCCGCACTTCCTGAATTATTCGTCTTAATTTGTTATCCGTTATTTCGGAACAATCGGCATTATAAAGAGAGAGTTCCTTGCTAAACCTACTCAGCTCTTCGTTTCTCGTCTTAGCAGTAGTCATTTTCTCTTCTATAATTGATTTTTCGTTTCGCAAAGCCACAATTCTTTGAGATAGTTCGATTATTTCTTCCCTTATCCGTTCCTTATTCCCTTGCGTCGTAACTTCAATCATTGCGGCGTCTTCCATTTGCTTATTCAGCTCGTTTATGCTTCTTTCGATATTGCATAAATCATCCGTATAATCATTGCCACCGAATTGCTTTGATAACTCCGACAGAACAATGTCAAGCGCTCCGCTGTTATTCTGAATATACCCGTTTATCGACCTATAGACCGCTTTATGTATCAATTCATCACCAACAGATATAGACTCGCACGCTTTCCCTCCATGCTCGATTCGCGTAATACAACGCCACACGATTTTTTTCTTACCGCCGGAAATCCACATACAACGTCTGTAACGATTTCCACACGAATCACATACAAGTAAATCCGAAAAGGGATATTTCCCGCTAAACTTACCCTTTGCCGTAATCGTTTTATCCGACACACGCGGTCTGCTACGGCGCTTTGCCATTTCCGACTGAACTTGCTTGAACGTATCCCGATCTATTATCGCCGGGTGATTGTTTGAAACAAGATATTTCGGCATCTCTCCGCGATTTTTTCTTGCCTTTTTTGTAATACAATTCTCTATATACGTTTTTTGCAATAACATGTCGCCGACGTATCTTTCGTTCGTTAAAATATTACGAATAGCATTTCGACTCCAAATATCATTGCCCGTCGCTGTTTTTATCGGCGCGGAATCGAGATATTCCTTGATTTGATCCACGCTGTTCCCGTCTAAATACATATCGAAGACGTCTTTTACATACTTAGCTTCCTCGGGGACTATTTCCGGCTGACCGTCTTTGCCTTTTCTATAGCCTATAAGATTATATCTGAACTTAAACGTTCCTGATTGCATTCTCCGCTGTATTCCCCAACGAACGTTCGCACTGATATTTTCACTTTCTGCTTGAGCTAAAACGCTATAAATACCTAATGCCAACTCGCTTTCGGATTTTAAGGAATCAAGACATTGCTCTTCAAAATACACACCGATTCCAAGTGCTTTCAGTTTACGAACATACTTGAGCGCGTCTACCGTATTTCTTGCAAAACGAGCAACAGATTTCGTTATGATATAATCGATTTTACCCTTTTCGCAATCTTTAATCATGCGAAGAAAATCGTCCCTTTTCGCCGCTTGGGTTCCGCTTAAACCTTCATCGGCATAAATTCCTGCAAAACGCCACTTCGGATTTTTTGCGATAGCGTCCGTATAATAGGCAACCTGTGCCTTATAACTTTCAAGTTGATCGGAACTATCCGTTGACACACGACAATATGCCGCTGTACGGAGTATCGAAAGTTCTGCGTTCGCCGCTTTCTTTTTCGGATCCGCTTCTATTCGCGTTATAATCTTTTTTGCCGCATTCACTGAACTTTTCACCTCCCATATCGCTTGAAACAACGCTTCCGTTCATAAATGTAACGGTTATGCTTCCGTTTTGCTCTATTTGCAATTTTGAAACATACTCGTTCAAAAAATTTTCGCTTACAAGACCGGGAGTGCTCTCTGTTTCTTCTTTTATCGCACTGAGCAATTGTTCCTTACTTGTATCATCCACCTGTTCTTTACAATGACTGTATTTTAACTTTGCTAACTTAAAAATAAGATTTTTTCCTTTGTTAAAATCGGGTTCGGGCGAATCCATAATCTTACGGAGTTCGTTTCTGCATTGTATTTCCTCAAAATTATACGAACTGCTTTTACCTGAATTTCGATTATCCAAAAGCGACGAATCGTCTTTTATTGCTGTAAATATTTTTCCAAACTCGGCAAAAATCAATGCATCATCTACATAGACGTCATTTTTACAGCCGTTTCCGCATATCCACTTTTCTCTCGACCGCCATTTCGTTCGCCTTGTCATCAACTTTCCGCATTGGGCGCAAACGATGTTCTTTTTCAGATATTCTATATTTCCCGAAAAATGCTCTTTCTTAAAACCTTTCGTGTTTTTTAAGCCATACGCACTTTGAAACAATTCGTTCCCGACTATCGTCGGATAATCATCCGCTCCGATATACTTTTTGTTTTCGATTATCCTTGAAACGCGATTTTTATTCCAATTACAGTTTCCTTGAAAAAAATCCACGTTACGCACGGTTAGTTCATCGGCTATTTCCTGTAACAGTTTCCCTGCGGCATATTTCTCGAATATTTCGCGCACCACAACGGCTTCCCGATCTATAACGCAAATTTTATTCCCGTCTATCCCGTATCCGAAACTAATCATTCTATTTGCCATTTCACACCTCCGCGCTGAACTCTAAATCTCCCTTCAATACAAAAGTGATTGCACCGCTTTCTTCTATATAAATTTGCTTGATTATTCCATTGAAAATATCTTTATCGAATTCGGTTATCCCCACAGGAAATTGCTGAAGATTTCTTTTAAGCTCTCTCAGCCTTTCTATACAGCGCTCATCGTCGTCCTCACTCACCAAATGCGCCCGTCGCGTTTTCAATTCGGATATTTTCTTTTTAATCGTATCCGTTTTCTCAAAGTATAAATCCTCGTTAAACGAACCTTCGGAATAAAGAGTAGTAAACAAACTCTCCTGTGCGCTTAAAACAGAAATATCTTTATCGATTTGCACTATCTCATCGTTTCCACGATTTATTCTTACCTTCAGCATCTGTAATTGGGCAATGGTTTCATCGATAAGACTTTTCTCGTTCTGTCTCACCTTGTTATACATCGAAACAAAAGCCCTTTCTATCTGCTCGTTCGACCTGTTCGGCGTATGGCAGACATCAATACTCAAACCTTTTTTTGAACAACTCCAAAGCATTTTATCGTTTCTGACGATAGAACGGTATGCCCAGCCGCAATGCCGGCATTTTATCTTCCCCGAGAAGAATGCCTTTTCTTTTGTCCCGCGACAAAATGTTTTCTGTCGCATTTTCTTGATTTCTTTAACCTTGTCGAACTCTTCTTTCGTTATAATGCCTTCGTGCGTATCGGAATAATAAAAGCTGTCCATCTGCCCTTTGTTCGGACGATTTCGTAACGGTAAAACGTTCGGCGTATAAGTCTTCCCCATTATCATATTGCCCGTATACCGCTCATTCTCTAAAACATAATTTATTCTACCGATATTCCATAGCATATCCCCGGTTTCGTGCGCTTGCATATATTTTACTATCGCGTTTGCGCCAATTCCGGACAAATACAAATCAAAGATTTTTCGGATGTTTCGCGCTTCATCCGGTTCTACAACAAGCTCCCCGTCTACAAGTTTATACCCGTATGGCGCAATGCCGAGTTTATACGTTCCCTCTTCCATCCGCATTCGGATAGACTGAACCATACGTTTCGATAAAGACATCGACTCATTCTGAGCAAACGCACTCTTTATGTAAAGAAGCATTTCGGAATTCATGTTTTCTGTATCGATTTTATCGTTTTCAAAAAACACGCTCACTCCGTAAGATTTTAATTCTCTTACCGCTTCTATACACTCCAACGAATTTCGCGCAAACCTCGTAACGCTTTTTACAAGTACACGGTCTATTTTCCTGTTTTTGCAATCTTTAAGCAGTCTTTTAAACTCGTCTCTTTTATCCATCAACGTGCCGCTGATGCCCTCATCGGCATAAATGTCAATGAGTATCATCTTCGGGTTTGACTTTATGTAATCGGTGTAATACCGCATTTGCGTTATAAACGAGTTGACCTGATCGGTTTTATCCGTAGACACACGGCAATATGCGGCAACGCGTATTTTATCCGTTTTATTCCCGGTGGTTGCCGCAATTACCGTTACTCTATCGGATATACTTTTATAATCATTAGCCAAACTCATTTTCTTACGTCCCTTAAACTTATTACTCGCACCGATAGCCTTTTTGCTACTCTTTCGTTTAATTCTTTCAACACGGAATATTCGATATTCCCTGCTTTATAGGCTTTTCTCATAATACTCCACGCCGAAAGATATAATAATTCATTATTCGCACCGTTCTCTTCCGCTTCCATTTAAGTCCTCCCTTACAATGAAGCGCAAGAAAACAGTATTCGGTTATATCAAGGCATAAACGCTTACGCTCCATCAATTTTGATTGATTGGTTTTTCACGTCTATGCCTTTCGACATACCGATTTGTATTTAGTTATTTCTTATTTTCTTTCTCGACTTCCGCTTTCAAGGCTTCGTAGCCGGCGAAGATCAACTGCACTTTCGTGATATGGTTCTTTGCCAAAAATTCGTTGATTTCTTCATATAAATCCCGCGGGATCATCGTTCCGAAATTTCCGCTCGTTTGCTTGCGCTTATCCTTGTTGCGTTCCTCGTAACTTCTTCTTGCCGCTCTGCGCGGCGTTGTTTCTTTCTTTTCCATAAAAACCTCCGTTTTAACCCTGTGAAGTGATGGCACAAATCAACGCACCTACGATGTTCATTACGAAATGTCCTGCAATAAGTACGCCTGCCAACGCAAATCTGCCGATAGTTCCAACTACTTTTAACACTTTCATATTGATACCTCCGTTATTTTACATAAACGATTTCATTTAAGATTTCTTCTTCGATAAGCCGTTGCATTTCGGTTTCCCTTTTCAGGTTTTCCATAAAGTCTGCCGACCTTTTGAAACGCTCTTCTTTCGAGAACTTTTCATACATCGTTTCGTACAGTTCGTCGGCGGCTTTATCTACGCCGTGCAGGTATTCGGGAAGATTCGCAATCGTCCAATCGATTCCTTTATCCTCCAAATACTGTTTAGCAAGCGTTCCGTACTTGCCGTAAACGTGCCTTTCAGGTTTAACAGCCTTTTGATAAACCTTGATTTCCGCTACGGTCAATCCCTCGCCCGCTTCCGCTTTTCGCATTACTTTTGCTTTGTTCATAGTTCCACCTCCGATTTTCTTTCATCGTATCAATACGATAGCACGCGATCCGTGATTTGTCAAGCTGTTTTTATAAATTTTTTTGTGAAATTTCGGCTAATGACAAACTTTTTTCTTTTTACCCCGCGATTAAAGCCGCGATGCCGTTTACGAGATACGGGCAGGCGACTAAAATAACCGCTATCACGACAAGACCGACGATGTAATTTTTAAGCATTTTTCTTGCTTTTTCTTTGTCTTCGTTCTTCTGCGCGATACCGTAAAACACTCCCATCACGATACTCCAAATGCCAGCGCACGCAAGCAATACCCACCACATGTACGGGCGGTATTGCTCGAACAGATATTCCACATAAGAGGATATACCTGCTCCGAATAAGCGTTCGTTTCCTCGATAATCGCGTAATACTGCACGTCTTTGGTGTGCCGATATTCTTGCGTTCTTTCCGAAACGTACTTTGCGATTTTGTCCGCGTCTGTAATCGCTGTAAACAGCGCGTTCGGGTTTTCCCTAATTTCTTCTTTCCAAGACTGTATGTACGCCGCGTTATTCTGCAATCGTCCCTCGCTCGGCTCTATTTCCAAGTCCTGCTCCATAAAGATAGAAGAGTTCGACAAGGTTAAAGAAATCAAGAAAATGCGACAGAAAACATTTTGTCGCGGGACA